GATGAAATATTTCCGATGGAATTGCCAGTAGACACATTAGGAGTGAGTTACAATTTGATAGATATAAAAAGTGAATGGGACTTACCAGATTTGCAATCAATCAAGAAATGGCAGGACAATGTATTAATAGATTGGAATTACATTTACGCACCAACTTCAAAAATGAGAATCAGATCAAGAGAAAGTTTTCAAAGAGTAATGACAGTAACAAAAATTGTAATGACCAAATATCCAAAGCGCGCTGTTCCTGTAATGACTGCTGCAAGCTTTCAAACATTAAATGCGGTAACTATGCGATTGGGAAATGTAATTAAATATAGAAAGATAACACCAAATCCTTTGAAAACAATAAGAGACATAACTTGTTTATTTCACAAAAATTACAAAGCAATAGCAAAGACATACCAACAACTAGAGTTAAATATAACACCATCAAAAGTTAAAAATTGGATAGATAAATGCAATGCTCCGAAGTCAGTACATAATGAATTGATAGAGTATTTCACAAAAGACATGTTAACTAGAGATTTTAATTTGGTTAATGTACACCCAAAGTTGGAATCATTATTGAAAGAAGAGACACCAGAAAACTTTAGACAGACCAAAACGAGAATAATAGTATGGCAGCATAAATTTATAGCAGCAATGGTGTCTGAATTATTCGTTGAAATTAAATCAAGATTAAAAGAATTGTTGGGTGATAAAATACTTTATGTGGATGGTATGACACCAGATCAAATAAACAGAGTAATAAGAAATAAGACAGGTGTGGCATATTTCTATGAAAATGACCTAAAGCAACAAGACAAACAAACTGATAAGCCAATACTGAGGGTTGAAATGGCATTGTACAAATTCTTAGGATTAAGTGAAAATGTGTTAGATTGGTGGCAGCATATTCATGAAGAATGGAAATTTAAGAGTAAAGATTTTTCAGGATGGTGTAAGGAAATGAGATTGACTGGACAAGCCACGACAGCATTAGGTAACTTTATAACAAACTTACAATTGCATGCCAAAATAATTAAAGAGAATTGGAGTAAGGTAGAATTAGTGCTATTCTTGGGAGATGACATGTTAATGTTATTGAACAAGCCAATAGAAGATGAGAAATTGAGAAGATACATTAAAACTCATTTCAACATGTACAGCATAGGAAAACAGAGTAGAGAATATGGAACATTTTGTAGTATGATATGTTATAAAACTGATGGAGATGTGTGTGAATTGGGTCCAGATTTTGTAAGATTATGTTATAGATATGAAGTAACAAATGGAAGTAGTCAAGCAACAGAGGAAAATTTAAGTTTAAGGGCGATGTCATATTTAATGATGATAGGTAAGATGCCAGCAGTAGACGAAATAATAGAAAGTAAATCATATCCAATATTGCCATTGCAATGGTACAGTATGCCTCACTGCGTGACTGCGACAGCCAAAAAATATGAAATGACAGAAGAGCAAGTTGAAATGTATATCAGTAAATTGTTAGAAATGATCAGAAATCCGATAGCACATCATAAAGAG